GTAAGGCTTCAAGGTTCATGCTCGTTCTCCACTTACGCCAGTACGCCAATTGCCAGCGCACGATCGATAAAACGAAATATCAGCTCCAGCTGGGAGCCATACTTCTCTTCAAATGCCACGGTATCCGCATGCAGCTCGTCGTGATGCTTTCTGCACAAAGGCAACACAAAGAGGTCATGCGCTTTCGTACCCATTCCGCCATGACCGTGGCCTATCAGGTGGTGGGGATCATCAGCAGGCTTTCCACAACATGCACACATCTGCGTCTTAACCCAGCGCGTGTACTTTTCATTAACCCAGCGGCGACGTTTTGGGCGTAACATAAAAGACTCCGGCGACTCCGGATCCACTTCCAGCGCCAGCACTTTTTTCGCTTTATCCTGGATTATGCTGGTGGCAGGAACCGAAGGCACAAGGTCACTTTCCCGGGTAACAGACGGCACAACAGGCTTCGGTAATCTAAGTGCCTTACGGGCTGCACTTTCCGGTAAGGCATCCGCCAGGTCATTACGAATCAGCCACCAGCACAGTTCCGGCATTGTCACAACGTGACTGTCATCAAAACCGAGATCCCGACGCACAACAGACAACACCCAGCTGGCACAGTTATCCGTTGCCATTGATTCCAGCCGTTCCGTGAACTGATCGCGCAACTGGTTATCGCAGTGCCAGCACAGACGGATTGCGCCCGGAGCGTGTCGCATTGTGGTCATGTTCTCGCTGTGCCAGTCGGAATGAGGCCACTGGCAGCCTTTTTCACGAAGTAACCAGCTTTCAAGACATTCCACTCCACCAGCACGACGGATCACTGCCTCATTGCGGAACACGGCCCGAACGGCAGGATCATCCGCCAGCGGTTGTGATGCCGCCGGAACGGCACCACTGGCGAAAGATGAATAACGTTCCGGCTCAGGCTCCAGCAGGACACGCCCCTGCATAAACAGGGGCATCAGCTCTGAACCTGGCCTGAACAATACGATCCCCATACGCGGGGCAATTTCAGGAGTCAGTAGTGCTCTCACGGTCACCTCAATGAACGGTATCGAGCAGCTTTAACAGCTCAGGGAATCGGGATTCGAAGAAATGCGGCTGCGTCTCGCGCGGATTTGCGGGACTGGTGATGTTCTTGCCGAACATGCAGCCTTTCGCTGTCAGCGACCAGAATTTTTTGATGTTGTTAATCGCGGTACGGCTGTATCGTTCGCGCTGCTCGACGATCCCCAGCTTCACCATCTGGTGATATGCCTGATTAGCCGTCAGGCGGATACCATACTGTTTCAGCAGTGCACTCAGTGACAGTGTCGGGCGACTTGAGCCATCGTGTGCATCAGCAGGGGCATCAATGGCATAGCGCGGTGCCAGATTCGGTAAGCCAACAGCCTCCTGGAGTTTCTGACAGGCACCAAGCACTGATGAGTTAGACAGGTTTAATTCCCGGCGCATAAAGTCCAGCAGGATCACGCCAGCCTGCATCTTGTCAGCAGCCTGTCCGGATAACTTTTCCGGCGCGCTGGTTACCATATCGAAAGTACGGATCACCTTCAGATGGAATGACGGACTGATCCACATTGCATAGGCATACACCAGTTCTTTGCAGACATACGTCCCCTGGTTATTTCCGCCATTAATAACGCTAACTGGTTGATTCTTTTCCAGAGGCGGAATTCCACCCTCGGTGAAAAGTTGTTCAATCAGTTCACAGGTTTGCTTATTGGAGAGCCAGTATTTCGGGCGGTTTTTTTGTTCTCCCCCGGCAGCCCGATGCAGATCGTTCAGGCTGTAACGCCCATAAGCATCACGACGAACTTCAATACCATCAATGACCATCAGATTATTCATACTTCGTTTCTCCTCTTGATCAGGCGGCTGCACCCGCCGTTTTCTCGTACTTACTGATGGTGATCTCGACCTTCCCTTCCGGGATAACCGGTCCCCACTCCACCAGCATCCTTTTCACCTGACTGTCGTCTTCCCACACACCCGCGTGGGTCAGGGCGTCAAACAGTGCCTTGTTATAGTTGTCCAGATCGCGGATCCGGTTATCCGGAGGAAACAACACGATCTCCACTGAAGCAGGTGCCGACGTTGGTTTCGGCAGACGACGTAACTGCTCAACTATTGCTGCGCACGCCGCGCTCTGGAATTTTCGCCCCGCCTCGCTTATCAGGCTCTTACCAGCAAACGCCCCTTTGTTGGGGTGTCGCCAGTACGTGTTCACGCTGGGCGGAAAAGGCAGAATCAGCTTCATACTTTCAGGCCCCTCTCATGTAACCAGTGGGCTGCACGCAGCCTGGCGTTTTCCTCACCGGCAAGCAGTGAGCGGATAATCCCGACCGCCTCGCTGTCGTCGTCCTTCACCGCGGTATGAAGCGTTATCCCCCGGGCCACGCCACGCTTTATCGTGATGACGCCTTTTTTCTCCAGCGCACGAAGATGCTCCACCGCTGCATTCACCGAACGGTATCCCAGCATGGTTGCCACCTCCTGATTGGTTGGCGGGAAACCACGTTCTTTCTGATAAGAAATCAGCATATCCAGCACCTGCTGCTGGCATTGAGTTAACGTCGTCATGCCGCCATCTCCCTGACCAGTTTTTCCGCCTGCTGACGAACCTGCGCCAGAAACGCCTCACCACATGCCTCAAGTTCATCGCGCCCGATATAGCTGATTGCCGGTCCCTTCCAGGTCTTGTCGAAAACAGCAATAGCACCAGCGAAGAAAGCGCCTGTCGGCACCTGCTTCTCATCCTTCGGGATAAACCAGGCAGGCAGTTCAAAACCAATACGCCCGCGAATAAAAGCAATATGATCTGCATCTTCCGGCCACCACACTTCGCTGGTGGCAGCTTTAATCAGGAAAACATAGCGCCCGCCCTTATCACGCATGGCACTGGCATGTTTCATGATGTAACGCATGCCGGTGATGTATTGCCCCTCATGCTGACTGGCGCGGCTGTATGGGGGATTACCAAAGGCAGCACCTTTTAGCTCTGCAAGACGTTCTGACCAGTCATGCGCCAGCGCGTTGTCTTCCGCCGTGTAATACGCAGCACATTTGGCGTTATCACCGTCAGTGAACAGATCCAGAACAAACGGGCCAAACAGGGTGTTAATTCCCCAGAAAATGTTATCCGGCGTGCGCCACTGATCGCCCACTTCCTTCAGTTCATGGGCTGGTTTGTTCCGCAGTTCGACCAGCGCCTGGCAATATTTATAACTCATTAAGCCCCCACGTAATTCCCTGACAGATACCACTCATCACCCGGTACAGCACGCTTGCTGCTTTTCCGTAAACACCGCTCACGACGCGCAAGAAAATTGTTTCGCTCTGGCTGGGAGTGGCTTTCACGGAATGCCGCCATCCACACCGTTGCAGCACGACGGTATAAGCCCCTGGACTCCAGTTCTTCCGCCTGGCGGGTCAGGCACAAAATCACCCGCGGGTCGTTAGTGCCGACATAGAAATTGCGCACAGGTCTGGTTTCACGAACTGGTTGTGGTTCCGGATCCTGCGCTCTCTCAGTCAGGCGCGGGAAATGTCTGCGTGTATCTCCTTCACAACGGTGAGCCACACGCCCACTCTGACGTAACTTGCTTGCTGACTGCAGAACGCGCTGCCGTGAGTAACCTGCAAAAGCATCCGCAATGTCTCCGGAAGTACAGCCCGGATGGGCTTCAATGAATTTCTGAACGTCATTCAAAAGACTCATGCTCACCCCCTGAATCCTGCCGGGATCTGGCTGTAGTCCACATTGTCGTAACTGGCTTTGAAGTACGGGTCTTCGCGTTTTTCTGTGTACGTGCTGACGGACGGCGATAAGCGCAGGGAAAGCTCATCCCATTTTTCCCGCAGCTTCGACGGGCTGAGCACGTTACGGCACCAGAACGGATCGCGGCTGACGCGGCTGTACATCTCGCAGATTTGTTTGTGAGTACGACCATCCTGCACACACATCAGGCGAATTTCGTTTGCCCAGGCTGTCCAGTTCGGTTCTTTGGGACGAACCACCTCGCCGTCACATTCGGCGGCCTGCTCGTACAGGGCGATGATTTTTTTCCAGAGCCACTGTGCGCAGGTCAAATCATCCTGCGTTCCCCACTGGCGCTTTTTAGGGCTGAATACAACCGCATCAGGATGGCGAGTTAAAAAATCCTGTTCAGCCGTCTGCGTGTCCGGTTGCGAAGCGGCCGGACGAGAAGTTTTTTTATCTGACGGATCATGTTTTGATTTTACTGACGGATCCCCGCCAGATTCTGACGGGTGAAAACCCGCTTTTTTGCCAGATTTCGACGCATCAAATTTTGACGGGTCAGATTTTGATGCGTCAGATTTTGATGCGTCAGATTTTGACGGGTCAGAATCTGACAGTTGAGAAAATGCCGCTGCCTGAAGCTTCGCAACGTTAAGCTGATAAACATTCGACGCATTGCGGTTACCCTGGCGACGCGCCTTACGCGTTAACCAGCCTTCTGCTTCCAGCCGTGCGATAGCCGTTCTGACGGTACTCATCCCCGCGCCAATCTGACGGGCAATGGTTTCAATTGATGGCCAGCACACACCTTCGTCATTACTGAAATCAGCCAGGCGGGCCATAATTGCCACGCTGGATAACTTCATGCCTGATGCAGCGCAACCATCCCATACATAGCCGGTTAATTTAGTGCTCATGACCGACCTCTATTTCCCTGAATTTACGACGAAACTGTTCGAGCGGACTGAAGCATTCATGCTCATAACCTTCGCGGAGGTAGATAACCCGTTGTGTTTCCGGCTCCCAACGAATGACTCTGACGGGCACTCCGTAGTGATCTTTGAACCAGCGGTTAACTTGTCGCAAAGGACTGTCTCCTTCTGCCGGTTGAAATCCCCCACAGCCCACTCTGCAAAGCTGTGGGTTACAATTTCCCTGTCACCTGGTACATTCACTGCATAGCAATACTCCACCTTCGCTTTTCCACCCGGAACCGGAAGCGCAATCAGTTGCGAGCGACGGTAGTGTGTTGTTAAACTGTTCATGCGTTAGTTTCTCCACAGTCACGACACGCCACGGCGCCCGGAGCTGCACACTCGCGGGCGTCACTACTTTCTGAAATGCAAAAAATTTTGTAGACAAGTGCTGCATGCTCCTGCAGCTTCGAAATTGAGAGATACAGCTCGTCGTTAATTGCTGTCTTCTCATGCGGTTCCACTACACCGTCTTCGATTGCTGAACGAATCTGTTTTGAATAACTGCCGATCTGTTCAATGACTTCCAGCAGACGCTGGTTAATATCGGCGTTGTCCACATCCTCGACGTCAGGAAGAGACACAAAGACGCCATTTGCAGACTGCGCCACAGCGTCAGCAATGAAGTGAGTTCCACCAGCACGTTGCAAAATCATTGCCCATCCCAGCGGGAAAATCTGATCGCCATCGGCACGAAGGCGGTTAAATAATGCGTTCTCTGTTACATCCAGCCAGTCAGCTGCTTCAGCGTAACCACCCGGCAACTTTGCGATAGTTTTTCTGACAGCTTTCACGTACCACTCAGGCTGTTTTTCTACTTTCCAGTGATGCTTACCCACGGTTAGCCTCATCGTTCTGTGGTTTCTGTTAATCGATTTATCCATTAGATTTTTCATAAAGCTCAGGTTTAAATGGCAACCGTCCGCAAGTTCTATATGCAGCTTCTGCTGCACGTCCTTTTGGAATTAACTGGCCCGGACGGTTTCGCCACTGATAAACGGCTTCAGTTGTTATGCCGAAAAAAGCAGCAACTTTCTCAATACTGCCGAAGTAGCTTTCGATATCGTCAGTTGTCATACGCCCTCCAAACTAAGTTTTATTAGATGCTAATTACAAATCTATCTTTGGTCAATAAAAACTAAGATTACTTAGCAATTCAAGAAATGGTGCTCCTATGGAAACGGTTGGTCAGCGTATAAAAGCTCTGAGAAGAGTTACCAGAACGTCCCAGAAAGAATTGGGTAAATTTTGTGGAGTAAGCGACGTTGCTGTGGGGTACTGGGAGAAAGACATCAATACCCCTGGTGGGGAGGCACTTTCGAAATTAGCGAAGTTCTTCAATACGTCAATAGATTACATTCTTTATGGTGCTGAGTTTGAAGGCAAACTCGTCACAAACATGCGCAGAGTTCCTGTAATATCGTGGGTTCAGGCTGGGCAGTTTACTGAGTGCAGGGCAGCAGAAGTGTTTAGTGAAGTGGACAAGTGGGTAGATACATCATTAAAGATTGGTGATAACTCATTTGCATTAGAGGTTAAAGGTGACTCCATGACTAACCCTAATGGCCTCCCAACAATACCAGAAGGCGCAACAGTGATTGTAGATCCAGATGCAGAACCTCGTCATGGAAAAATAGTCATCGCTCGACTTGATGGAACAAACGAAGCTACAGTAAAAAAATTAGTCATCGATGGCCCTCAAAAGTTTTTAGTGCCATTAAATCCTCGGTATCCCAACATCCCTATCAATGGTAATTGCCTTATCATTGGTGTAGTCAAAGGAGTTCAATACGAACTCTAAGACCTCTCTTCTCTAACTAAGGCACCGAACTAAGAAAAGTTTGGTGCTTTCTCTTGCCATAATAACTAAGTTAAGTTAGATTTTATATCAAAGATAACGAACAGGCAGGACGCCCACGAAGTAGCCGCCTGGGGCATATGAAGTCCAGGATGATTCGTTGAGTCATGTTGTGCCACTAGGCACTCATGTTAAAGCAGGTGTATGAAATGAAAGTCCAGATTTTAAACAATAATTGTGAAGTCGTTTGGTCATACGACATAGCCGCCCCTGTAGATCAGAGCGGCGATAGCTGGACCAATGGGAAACATCAGATTATGGCTGGAGTTGTGTTCTCTTTACGCCGTGCTTTGGAACAAGCTGAAGTATTTCCATCAGACCCTGAATGGAAATGGCCTTTTTCTATTTGTCCAAATTCGGAGAGCACATTTCAGAAAATTGGTCAGAAAGTCGCACTCGAAGAGCATCAGCCAACTGTTTCCTGATTTTTTCAGGTAACTCGTCGGCATCGCAGAAACAACAACGCTCGATCATGTTGAAAGCCGATTCATAGAACTGTTTCTGCTGAGTGTCGCTGAGACAGGAAAAGAGCGACGTTACGATGATTTTATTAATTGCATTATCAAGTTCTTTTTCATCAAAAGTCATTTGATTTTCCTTTTATGTATACGGGCTTAAAAGGATACCACCGAGCCTGAAGTGGTGAAAAGACAGGCACATAACAGCTAAGTATTTTCAACCAGAGAGAATCCTTAGCGTTGTGGTGAATGCGGCTCAGCGCACGCGGGTTAAGGTTGAGGCTGACAGTCGACCTTCTGTGGATACCCACCCGTCTGGTGTGCAACCTTCGCCAGGCACCGGGAGGCACCCGGCACCACAACTTTATGCTGTGTGTAGTCCTGGCGGTACCAGTTTGTACCCTTGCTTCCGGCTGGTACCGTCCTTTTTACAAAACAGAGAAGAGCATCACCGGACGACGGGCTCATAACCCAATCCATCCGGGCGGCTGCCACCGCAGGTGTTCTTCTCTGTTTTGTGGAGAAACCAACCGACCTTGCAGGGTCGATATGATGAGGAGCAGCAAAATGGCTAGCGAACGCAGTACTGATGTGCAGGCATTTATCGGGGAGCTGGACGGCGGCGTATTTGAAACCAAAATCGGCGCAGTTCTCAGTGAAGTCGCTTCCGGTGTGATGAACACGAAAACCAAAGGGAAGGTCTCACTCAACCTAGAAATCGAACCATTTGATGAGAACCGTGTGAAAATCAAACACAAACTCTCATATGTTCGCCCGACTAACCGCGGGAAAATTTCCGAAGAAGACACCACCGAAACGCCGATGTATGTCAATCGCGGTGGTCGCCTGACTATTCTGCAGGAAGACCAGGGACAATTACTGACTCTTGCCGGTGAGCCTGACGGAAAACTCCGCGCAGCAGGTCGTTAATATCGTTCTTAATAAACTGATTATTTATCTCATCACTGAATATCTTTATATAGTGAGGACTTATTATGTCTCAGAACTTAGACGCAACCGCAATTAATCAAATCCATGCCCTTATTTCTGCTCAGGGTGTTAATGAAATTATCAGTAAGATTGGTGCCGATGCGGTGGCATTGCCTGAGAATTTCCGCATTCATGATCTGGAAAAATTTAATTTAAATCGCTTCCGTTTCCGTGGTGCGCTTTCCACTGCCAGCATCGATGACTTTACCCGTTATTCTAAAGATCTTGCAGATGAAGGCACCCGCTGCTTTATCGATGCTGATAATATGCGTGCCGTCAGTGTGCTTAACCTGGGTACTATTGATGAACCAGGTCACGCAGATAACACCGCCACTCTCAAACTGAAAAAGACAGCACCGTTCTCTGCTCTGTTGTCTGTTAATGGCGAGCGTCATTCCCAGAAGTCACTGGCAGAATGGATTGAAGACTGGGCCGACTACCTTATGGGCTTTGATGCTAATGGTGACGCTATTCAGGCAACAAAAGCGGCTGCGGCTGTCCGTAAAATCACGATTGAAGCAAACCAGACCGCTGATTTTGAAGATAATGACTTCAGCGGCAAACGCTCCCTGATGGAGTCTGTCGAAGCGAAAACCAAAGATATTATGCCAGTGGCATTTGAATTTAAATGCGTTCCGTTTGAAGGTCTGAAAGAACGTCCATTTAAATTACGCCTCAGCATTATCACTGGCGATCGTCCTGTACTGGTTCTGCGCATTATTCAGCTGGAGGCGGTGCAGGAAGAAATGGCTAACGAATTTCGTGATCTGCTTGTTGAGAAATTCAAAGACAGCAAAGTAGAAACCTTTATTGGTACTTTCACCGCCTGATTTCATTACTGCAAATGCCCCTGCGGGGGCATTTATGGAAACGTAATTGACTCAATAATCGCCGGATGGTGAGGGCTTCCTTTTACCAGAATTCAGCGTGGTGCAGCACATATACGCGGAGAACAAAATGTCATTTATTAAAACTTTTTCCGGGAAGCATTTTTATTATGACAGGATAAATAAAGACGACATCGTGATTAACGATATCGCGGTTTCCCTTTCAAATATCTGTCGCTTTGCCGGTCATCTTTCACACTTCTACAGTGTCGCCCAACATGCGGTGCTTTGCAGCCAGCTGGTGCCGCAGGAATTTGCTTTTGAAGCGTTAATGCATGATGCAACAGAAGCGTATTGCCAGGACATCCCCGCGCCGCTGAAACGCCTTCTTCCTGACTATAAACGGATGGAAGAAAAAATAGACGCCGTAATCCGTGAGAAATACGGGTTACCCACGGTTATGAGCACGCCTGTGAAATATGCCGATCTCATCATGCTGGCAACCGAACGCCGCGATCTCGGGCTTGATGATGGCTCTTTCTGGCCTGTACTGGAAGGTATCCCGGCAACAGAGATGTTCAAAGTTATTCCACTGTCGCCAGGCCATGCCTATGGGATGTTTATGGAACGCTTTAAAGAGTTAACTGAGTCGTAAAAATCAGCACGTACGAATTCAAACTCTGCCATAAAAGAACATATAAGTAATTTATTAACATATAGATATAGGTTATATTACAAATTGAAAAATTATTGGAGAGCAACAATGAATCAAAATCCATTCTCATTCTATGACTTTCTTGGATATTTAATACCAGGTGGTTTTTTTATCCTATTAATGTATTTCTGTGGTTTGACATTCGATCTAGATATTGTTATTAACTTAACTGAATTGCTCAGAGGTCAAAGTCAAATCTTTGGCATTTTGAACTACGCTTCAATAGTTATTATATCTTATATAGCTGGACATTTTATTTCTATCACGTCAGCATTTTTTATCGAAAAATATATGAATAAAGAATTAGGATATCCTTCCAAATATCTATTTAAAAAACTGACAGATGCCTCAGAAAGCATTTGTAGCCCATCATGCGATGAGAGAAGCGCTGATAAAAAAACAAAAATAAAGAATCGCATAATCAACTGCGTATTATTTCCGATAATACTATGGGATTTTGCAACACAAAAATTATGTTATTCTCAATCTCTACCATTTCATTTAGCTAATACAACATGGTTAATAATCAAAGAAGGTTATGAGAAAAAGTTCATAACAAATCGCCAATTATTACAAGATAAAAACGGACTTGATGATGATCTCTTCAGATTGGCATATCATTATGTTTATGAGTTTTCAAAACAGCATCAAACAAAAATTCAAAACTATGTTTCATTATATGGTTTTTGCAGAAACATATGTTTAATCTTTATAATTTCATTTTGGCTATCAGTTCCAACCTTTATTTATCGATTATGTACTCATAGTGATTATCTTTATAGTTTACTTTCAATAATGCTTAGCTTTTTCTTCGTCTATGTTTTCTATGTTGGTTTTGTTAAATTTTATAGAAGATATACTTTAGAAGTATTAATGGCATTTGCTGTACTTCAAAGTAATGACACTATTCGTTAATAATGTTGCTCCCGTGTGCAGACGGGATAATGGAGAAACGTATGCTGAACCTCGATTGTGTTCCTATCTCAACTTATTGCAAAGAAACTGGCGAAACTCCTGAAGCAATAAACAAACGTGTACAGCGCGGTGTTTGGCGTGAAGGTGTTCAGGTTTTAAAGGTTGAAGGCGTTAAGGAGAGGTGGATTGATCTTAATGAGGTTGCAAAATGGGCCAGACAAAACTGCTCAAACTACCGCGCGGCGTAACAATCAGGAAACACCGCCAGGGCGAAACGATCAATATAACTTTCACCTACAAAGGAGTTAAATGTCGTGAGCCTCTTTCCAATCTGGAAGTAACACCAAAGAACATTAAATACGCCGAGCGCACACTCGGCGAAATCCATAATAAGATCGAAAGGGGAACATTCATTTATGCGGAATATTTTCCCCGTTCTGCTCGTTTGAAAATTTTTGGTAATGCGGCTGCAGGCAAAACGGTAAAAATGTACCTGGACGAATACCTTGAAATCTGCGAAACGAGAAAACTTTCACCCTCTACGATTGGTGGTTATAAAAAATGCCGTAGTGCGTTAGCCTCACTCCACATTTGCTCTGCAAGTGAATTAACACCAGCAATCCTGAAAGCGTGGATTCAAAGCCAGAAAACGACCTTAAAAACAATTCGCAACCAGTTATCTTTCCTGCGGTCAGCACTTGATGAAGCCGTAACCGATGGAGTACTTCAAATTAACCCCGTATCGTTGGTAACTGCTTCGCGCTACCAAAGTGGTAAGTCAGAAGCAGAAAGCAGCTACGTGGTTGATCCGCTATCACCAGCAGAAGTTGATGTATTACTAGCAGCAGCCGGAAACAAACAATGGGAGAATCTGTTCCGGTTCGCTATACATACAGGCCTGCGTAGTTCTGAATTATGTGCCCTTCGATGGCGTGATATCGACTTTGTTGGAAAAACAGCCCATGTTCAGAGCGCTAGTGTTGTCGGAGTTATCAAAGGAACAAAGACAAAAGCCGGTACCCGTAAAGTTGAACTGACTGAAGAAGCAATGTTGGCGCTGATAAATCAGAAGCCATTTACATTCATGAAGGATGCTACTGTCTTTGAAGATCCAAAGACCAATAAGCCATGGGCAAGTGCTGATGCAATCAGAAAAAAAGCATGGGTGCCAACATTGCGAAAAGCAGGTATTCGTTACAGAAATCCATATCAAACTAGGCATACATTCGCCACCCG